CGGCTAATATTTGCGCTCTAACGGCCATAGAGCGCTCCATTTCCTCTTTATCTTTGGTTGTATTTAAAAGTTCTTGCTGAGCTGAAATAAGCATCTTACGAGCGGTTTCGTAATTATCATCAGCTTCTTTGTGTAGTCTTTCGGCTTCTTCGTTAGTATTCATAGCTCTTTGTAGTTCTTCGTTGATTTTAACCTCTCTATTTAAGATAGAATCGTGCCATGCTTCTAGACTAGATTTTCGGATATGAAGCTTCTTTTCACGTTCATTTAATGATTCTTCAAATGAACGAAGTTCTGAACCTCTCAGTTCTATATCCTTCAACCCATGTGATTTTTCTTCACGAAGGGATTTTATCTCGCTGAGCAATTCATCTCGGAGAGTAACTGCTTCAGTGGTTTCTTGACCAATGGCGGAAAGAGTTTCAGTTCGGAATTTATCCAAAGCCTGTTCCTCTTTCGCCATAAGTTCCCTCAATCCATCAACCTTGCGACTTAATTTTAATCCTTCGGCAACTTCTTTAGCACGGTCATTAGCCTGAGCTTTAGATATTTCGCTTTTAGGAATAAGTCGCATGGTTTTTACGCTTCTAAGGCTTTCTTTCGAAGAGAAGTCTTTTTATCGAGAGCTACCGTATTAGGAGTTCCGTCATCTCCCTTGGAGAGTTTTTCTTCAAGAGGCTGATGAGGAGCATCGCTAACAATAACTTTCGAAAGCTGCAAGGGTTCAAGACATTTCTGAATCAAAGGAGCTAATGTCTCAATAGAATAAGTTCCGGCTTGGTGGATTGAATTCAATCGCGGTGAACCGTCGTTATTCTTTTCTTGATTCACTAATCTCTTATATGAATCAGTCTTGCCGAATTCCCGTTCAGCCAAATTCTTGGCGAACTTCTTGCGAATAGACTGGATTTCAAGTGGCGTATGATTGGTCATGATTATCGGCGAAGTGGATTTAGCAGGGAATTTATATTCCTTACCTCCCCACTTCCCGATAAAGTCCTCATCCGTCCAATTCGTGAATCTGAATGTGCCGTCGAAATTCTCAGGCAATGTATTCTCGTATTGGAGAATGTTTTTCTGTGTTGTTTCCATTGTGTATGTGCCTTTCGGCATTTATACCCATTTCTGGGTCATATTTGTATTACTAACTAGGCGATGTTAAGAGTAACGATCGCGTATTTGGTATCAGTTCCTGCAACAGTAGCGGTACCAACAAGGGTATTAGCTGCGGCTGAGTAGGTTTCAACTGCTCCAGCAACTGGGGTAGAAGCAACTGAATTACCAACGTTCAAACCGATAGTAGTACCTGAGTGGTTCAAGACTGCAACATCGCCTTTATACTGGACGAATCCGTATGAAGGAACGGTAGTTGTTGAAGCAGGGATCGGATATGAAGAAACTCCGATAATCCTACCAGTTAAGGTAGTCGGACAGATGACAACACCTGAAGTCCTTACATCTGCACCATTAGCTGAACCGAATGGATTAAGATAAAGGAAAGACTTAGTTGAAGCAGTTGCAGTAGCTACCTGAATAGGGTCTTCAAGGGTAATTACGACAGTGCCGGTTGTTGAAGTCTGAGCAGGGTGACTCTTGATTTTAAGAGTCTGACCAAGGCCAGTTCCTTCTGAGAAGAAGATAAAACCTCCTGCATATTGATTAGCAGTTACGGCAGTACCTCCAAGAGTAACAGTAACGGTTGTATCACCAATAGCCTGTGTAGAAGTTACCAAGCTCTGGTGATTTGAGATTGCGGCAGGACCCTGCACAAGCTTACCCTGTGCAAGAGCTGTGCCTGCATTCTGAACTAAGACGAACTCGCGTCCGTCAGAGGTTTCAAAGCGAGCTCCAGTCAAAGTACCAAGCGCAGTATCATTAGATGTCTGAGCAAATGGTAATGGTGATGTAGCTCCTTTTTGCGAGAAAAAACTCATTTATTTGTTTTTATTGATTATTAATTGACCTTTAAGCTGCCGTAGTGAATGAAGTCCAAGTGCCTGCGCCATCAGTATTGATGTACATACGGGTTGAACCGGATGAACCACCTGTGTTGATACAGATTGAACCTTTCGGCCTAGTGTGAGTAGGTACATCAGATGTTACTTCGATAGTAATACCACCTGAGTACATAGTTATAGGAGCGCCTGCGGCAACTGCTCCTGCTGTTGCTGGAGCGGCCGTTCCTGATTTCAGGATACCATTTGATGCTGAAGTAAAACCTCCAGTAAGCGTAGCCAATCCAGTAATCGTAGTAGCAGGAGTAATGGTAACGGCTCCAGTTGAAACTGAACCGATACCAATTGTACCTGATCCGATAGCATTAATTGTGAGGTTAGCGTTACCAGATGCTTGAGTTACTGCAATAGCTACTGTGCCTCCTGTTGCAGCTCCAGTAACCTTCAATCCAGTTACCTGAGAAGAAGTTGAGGAATCTACAACGAAAGCTGGAGTAGTAGCACCATTTGCACCTACAGCAAGCGATGAAGCTGATGTAGATTTAATGGCAGTAGCACCATTAATCGTGGTTGTGTCAGTTACTGCATCTCCAAGAGTGGTATTTCCAGTTGTAGACAAGTCTACAAGAGAAACTGTTCCAATATTGGTTGTGCCCGTAACTGTGAGATTACCCGCAAAAGTAGCATTGAGAGCGGTTGTAAAACCATTCTCACGCAACCCTGGGATGTAATTCTCCATGTAATTAGCCATGTAAAATTTAATTGATTAGTATTCGACTTTTTTAGTATTTCAATTAAATCTTAAACTCCAGTAATGCCAGTAAGTACACCCTGACGGAACGGAGCAAGACAGATAAGCTGACCGCCTAAGATCATGAAACCATTAACGGTTCCCTGGTTGTAGGCTTTGATCATACCAGTCCAAGTGAAAGCGTCGCCTGGAGCGTAAATCTTGTCCTCGTAGACGTTTCCTTCGATGTCTTTAGCTTTCGGTGATACCCTCTCACCTTCCCACCACTTAAGAGCGAACCATTCCAAGTACTTCATGTTGAGCATGTAGAAGTATCCGGTAGTTACCTTCTTGTCGCGGGAGATGATCATTCCATCCCAACGCTTTTCGCTGTAGCCAGAAGTCTGAGCAACAGTCCTCTGTGCAGGAGCGAAGTCCTGGTTATTCCTCTGGAACGGAGTCTGGAGCTGTTCGAAGTAACCCCAAGTGGTGTAATCGGTAATGATAAAGTCAGGCATGACAGGACCATCAGAGATTGCATTCCACAAGGTACGTACTTTTACAAGCGAAATAGTTCCGCCTGAAGCTGCAGTTACCGTTGAGTTAAGACCTGAGTAAGTTGCGCGAGACAAACCTCCGTAAGTAGGAGCGTTAGTACCGTCATCAACAGTGTTAAGCAAACCGTTCGGAGCTTTACCGCCGAATGCAGTTCCATCTCCCTGAAGGAAAGTACCTACATCGTCAGCTGCGTCCTGAGCGCGAGATTCCATGGTGACCTTCATGAGCTTCAAGGTCTGCATCGGAGTCTCGTTTACAGACAAATCTGAACCAGCCAAAGCAACGTTAGTCGCAATGAATGACGGATAAAAGGTCATATTGACTGATACAGGAGTCTGGGTGATTGGCAATAGATCAAAGCCGTTAAAAGCTACTGATGCTACACCTTTCTGATACTTGATTGGGAAAAGCATTTGTGAGCCGTCCCATTTCTTTGTTTTCGACATCAATTTGCCGAAAAAGTAGTTGTCACGCAAGACCAAGTCTACCCAGTAAGGGGCCAGGTATTGGTTAGTCGTTGTCGTAACATTTACATTTGGAGCTGTTCCACCTGCCATATGTTTGTGTTATTGATTTATATTTAGACTTTTATTCTAAAGAAATAGATAACACAGAAGATTTAGTTATATGATGCCTGCTTCACGGAGAAAGCGTTCATTAGCATCCATTTCAAGCTTACTTCCTGATGATTGTCCGCCGCGTACCATTGAGCGAGAAGCTAATTCTTTAGCTCGGCTTGATGATTTTTCACGCTGGGAAATAAAGGTTTCTGCTATGAAGTCTGGATCTGCATATTCAATGATATTGCCATCATTGTCTTTTCGTGATGCTTTCTCTAAAAGAGAATAGTAGCCTTTGCGTACGCTTTCGTTAGAGAAATCTAAGTTATAGTCTTCTTCGAGTCTCTCCTCAATTTCTTCGAGAGTTTGTTCTTCCTTAGCAATTTCTTCGGATTCACGTGACTCTCGGCTGGAAATATCTTCCAAGGTAGCTTCTTTAGCCTTTCTAATAGCGTCTTCATGAAGACCTTTTAGAGCTTTCTTAAGGAGATTAGTAGCTTCGATTTTTTCAGGTGCATCGTTGCCATAAATAGGCTCGATCATCTTAAGAAAATCTGCTTCTTCAGTTGTCTCTCTAAGTTTCTGGGCTTCGGCTATTCCTTGTAAGCGAGCAGCACTTGCAATAGCTTCTTCTCGTAAACGCTGATTCTCAGTTAAGAGTCTGCGTTCACGTCGGTTCTTTGGTTGAAATCCTTCTTCCTTGGGTTCTTCCTTTACAGGTTCTTCCTCAGGATTCAAAGGAGCTTCAAACTTATCTTCTGGTTTTACTTCTAGATCTTTTAAAAATTCTGCTGTTGTTTCTCTCTCCATACGTTTGTGCTATTTCTAGCTTTTTTATTACCCTTCGCAGGGGATTTATAATTCAAGCCTTTAGCCTTTCAGCGGGTACGACTTTACGACCCTTATTAAATTACTTGCCTCCAGCTTTCTTGATACCTCTCTCTTCTGCTTTCTCACCGCTGGTCTTTTCGTCTTCACCATCTTCCTCTTCCTGCTCCTTACCCTTCTTAAACTTGCTTTCTACATCTCCTTTCTTCCTCTTAAGTGCTTCAGATTTTGCTTTCTTAGCAGCTTTCTTTCCTGCAGGGGTATATGGAAAGTGTTTTCCTTCTACTTCTGGCATTTATTTTAATTTGTTTTTAATTGCTCGACTTTTAGCTTTATGCGTTCCGGTAATAGTTCCTTTGTTCTGGCTCGCATAAAATACTTGTTTTCCTTTCTTCTCGCCGTATTCCTTTTCCATGGCGTGTTTGATCTTTTCTCCTTTTTTAGTTAATGGCATTGGTTATACTCTATATGACTTCTTATTTTTTTCATGAACCATGATTCCCTTATGTTCAATAACAGGAGCAGTTTTCATATAATGTTTAGCCAATGCTTTATCATGTTCTGATTTAGTCTTAAACGATTCTGTATACCAATCTTTCTTCCCCATCTTCTTAGCTATAGCTTTAGATTTAGAACCGCCAACTTTCTCTGGCTTATTTGATGGATAATTATTTGCAAGTATATATTTTGCCATATTATTTTCCGTAATAACTTGTGTCGCCCCTTTGTTTTCTCTTGAGAGCTATCGATTTCTTGCTTACAGCCTCGAGGACTTTACGTTCGGCATTTGCCTCACGTTCCTTATAATCATGGTCCCTTACTTTGATCTTTTTCATTTAGCTAGTAACTATATTTTAGAACACATTATTCCAAAAATCACAATTAGCGTGGATTAGAGTCCAGTTTTGCTATTTGGAATTGGTAATTGAGCCATCCTTTGACTAGCAGTTTCTTCGGCTTGTTTAAGTTTCTGTTCATGAGTCTGCTGTAAATGACCTAGTTTCTGCTGGTGGGCTTGTTCTTTTTGCTGTAATTGCTGGCCTACTTGAGCCTGTTGGTTAGCTTGTTCTTGGGCCATCTGCTGCTGTTGCATTTGCTGAGATTGAGCTTGTAACTGTTCAAGTTGTTGAGCTAATTCAGGGAAATTCATCTTAAGATAGCTTACTGGATCGATATTCCACAACACTCCATCTCCAGCAGCTTCGTCAGGATTAGGGAAATTCAAAGCTTCCAAGAGAGTCTTGGGTCCAATAGCTTTCATCTGATAAAGCTCAGTAGCCTGATTCATTTGGCTAATCTGATCTTTTGGCTTCATAGAGTTCGGGGTAACTCCTACGATAAGTTGGCGGTCAATATCAGAAGATTGTAATTGAACATATTCAGTAGCTTTTCCGGTTCCCATAACTGCACCGAAATGTCTCTGATCATAGAAAACATGATAGAGCTGGACTAACCAGTCAAAACAGGTCTTAGCAACAGATTGTTCGAGAATATCAACAACTCCTCCACCAATACGTGAAGTATCTCTGCCTTGATTCAAAATCATTCCACGAGCAGTCTCATCTGGCTTCTGCTGTTGAGAAGCAATACCCTGAGTTCCCCACGAGGATCTTAGGTCGTTCTTATTAACCTCTAAGGCATCAAAGAATCCATTAGGAATGGCTTGAGCTGGTAATGGAACAATAGCTTCGGCAATAGGGCCTCCTGCAGGGATAAGAATAGGATTACCGGTTCTACGGGCATTGGCAGCTTGTTTGCCGGTTTCCTGATTAAAGTTATTTTCCGAATAAGCATAACCGTTATTCGAAGAAGAAATATTTATATCTATCTGCTGAGTTCTCTTGGTAATAAGAGACTGATTAGGAATATTCTGTTCAATAAGGCCAGTGATGTCATGAGGACGCTCCTGAAGGGAGAAAACTGAAAGGAAAATATAAGGCTTCTTGGGTGTTGCAAAGTGGTTTCTCTTCTGAGGAGTTACACTCATTAAACCAGTTAATTCATCAGTTTCAGGTTTTTCTTCGTAATTAAAATATTGATTCTTATGCTTCTCAAGAATTTTCTTTTTAAACGTGGTAAACGAATATTCATCATTCCACCATTCGGTGTAAGTTACTTCAGTACCTAGTTTTCCATCAACTTCTAGTCTTATGTATTCTGCACGATTTGGATAAAGGTCAATAAGTTTTTCTGCAGTACAAGTAACGCGCTCTCCTAACCATGAAGAAAAGTTTCCATAAACATCTACATAACCATTAGGATCAAAGACAAAGTCCTGGATCTTACGGTTATCCAGCATGACATCATTGATCGTTTCATCCCAACCAGCTTTAATGACTCCTAATTGATAAATAGACCATTGGCGGGTCATTACAGCGAGCTTACGCCTTAGGAGAAGCTGTTGCGCATGAAATTGCAACATAGTCTGAACTATCTTAGAGATTTCATTGCCTTCTGGGGTGTCATCGGAAAACACAAAAGGAGCCGGATCTTGAGCAGTAGCAGCAGGTAAAAAGGTTTCCTCACTTTCAAACTGAAGGTTAGCAGCGACTATTTCCTCATCAGCGGGAACTGAATTATCTTTGTTTCTTCCTAAGTAAGATCGGAGATTCCTTTTAGCAATTGGAATAGCTACTTTGCCTTCATAGGGAGCATAAGCCTTTTCATATTCATCTCTGAGCTTTAACAGCTCATCATCACTCATCGGAAGATCGAGAACATCAATCTTATCTCCCGTTACTCCCTCGGGATCTCCAAGATCTCCAGCGGGTACTTTATTTATTCCTGATTCTACAAGATCACTGACTCCTCGAATGTTGGCGGTAAACGTATTCTCTTCGTAAGGCATTTTAATATATTATCTACTACATTTGACTTAAATTACAATAAACCGTGGAGCTTTTTATAATAGGGGCAATGAGCATGCCATAACTGGTATTCAACTCTCAGAGACATTCCACATCCTTCATGAGGACAAAAGCCTTTAGTCTCTAATTCTTTAGCGCGCATCTTCTTCCGATGTTCCCGCATAAAGAGTTTATTCTTTTCCTTTTGCTCAGCGGTTTTCATAAATTAGCCTTTTCTCCAGTTAATTGGACTCCAATTGGACTTGGTTCGATTGGATTATCTACTATTCTACCTTTTGGAAGGCCGCTTAACCAGTTATTACTATCAACAATCTTAGCCATTTCTCCTCCGTATTTCTGAAGGCCCACAATGGCATAGAGTAAGGCATGAACATAATCATCATGGCCGTTTCTTTTCCAAACATATTCATTACCATAGAGGCTTCGATCATCCTTATCTGGTTTGCTCTCTACTAAGAGCTTTTCTCGATAAATGTTATTGAATTGTGCAGCGAAATCAGCCCATTCCTCTTTAGTACCGTTTAATCTAATACGGCCAGTATCTCTTAACTGTTCAACAATAAGAGTCATCATGCGGTTCCTATCGACATAAACCTCTCCATATTTATCTCCTTCACCCCATTGGATTAATTCAGTAGTCTTACGATCCTTGCGATAGAAACAAAGGAATACCCTTCCAGGGAACTCAGCCTGAAGCTTTCTTACGCCTATAAGATCTCCTCCTTGGTCAAATACTGCTCTAGAACGTTCAAAACGCTTCAAGTGCTCTCTTATGACATCATAGGGGTCTTTGCTTGCAGTAATAGTTTCAGCTCGATCATAGAAAAAGACTCCTTCTTTGTTCATAAGGACGTAATTGATTCCATGAGAAGTATCAGCGCCGATTATGGTTATTCCTTCTTGGGCGTTTACTTTGTCTACGCAGTTACGAAGAACTACGTTTGGTTCGATTCTGTCTTCAGAACCTATATAGGGAAGCCCTAGGACGTAGTTGTAGAAGTATTGCTTGTCTTTTTGCGGGTCCTTGTACGCTTTGATGATGTCTTTCGCGCTCTTGTTGTAGAGCATAAGCTGGGAGATGTGATATCCAGAGAACTCGCCACTAGCTGTACTTTTCCAAGATCCATTAATCCTTGCGTAGTCAGTAAGAACAGCGGAGCAGGTTCTGCAAATATACTCGCCTTTTTCAATGCTGATATTGTCCGGCCATGTAAGCGTTTGCTCTGTCTTGCAGTTTTGACAGACAATAAACCATTCTTTCTTATCGCTTTGCTGCCAGTAGACATCAACTCCGTGTCCTGAGAGCGAAGGGTGCGAAAAGTACCATCTCCATCCTCCATCTTCTTGTGCTTGTAATCTTGTTTCATATTGTGTGATAACTCCTGGATCTGAGGCATCTACTTCATCGTGTATGTTTAAACCCGAGGGAATCATCATAGCCTGCTTAGCTGTGAATGTTCCTCGATAGAATATCATTGAATCACCGACCGATTTTTGTTCAACGGTATCATGGTCCCTAACCCATTCCATTAATATAGGATTCTGGGCGATAATTCTGTTAAAAGAGCCTCCTACCATATCCTGTACATCTCCTTGAGTAGGGAGAGTATAGATAATTTGCCGCGACTTCTTCTTAGCTACATAGAGAGATTTAAGCGTATTACATACAGTCATTCCTACCTGAGGCGGTTTGAGAATCACCTGTTTACTGCTTAAATCATTGTAAATATCTATCAGGAACTTTCTCTTACTGAAGTCGATAGGAACACCTACCTCATTCTTGATCTGATGCTTAAGAATCCAAAGAGATGGTAATAACTCACTCGCTTCACTTATCTCCTGATTTGAGTACGTCATTAAGTTTGGAAGCTAACTCTTTGATTTTCTCGCTTGTATCATTAATCTTTTCTCCTTTTGTCGTTATATCTGTTTTCTCTACTGGCTTAAATCCTGCTCGATCTAATATATCTTTACTTGCACCTAATCTTACATTCTCATTTGTAGCTCCTTTAGCTAGTTCAAAAACGATTGAAGCTGCTGTTTCTGCTTTATCCGCAAGATATTCTCTAATCTTTGCATTCCTTAGCAATCTGTGGCCTTTGTTGGCGGCTACGTTATCATTTTCTATATCAAAGACTTCCTTTACAGACTTAGTGGCGTTGCCTGTATCAATGTATTCATCAGCAAACTCTTTATGCTTGGGATTGAGTTCCATCGTGGGTTAAAAGCTTTAATATACAGTCTTCGGGTTTAACTTCTCTTACTTCTATAAGTTTACCAAATTTCCATTGAAAGCCTTTATAGTTGCCGTCTTCTTGGCGGATGATGCTTATAGCGTCGTGGTTCTTATTTGGATCGAATTCCATTGGTTTTTACTATTATTTTAAGCTTTTTATAGCATTCATTGCATAAAAGCTCTTTACTGGTTATATCGACGTTTAATTTAGGGTGGAATATGCTTCGTTTCTTAAGAAGAAACCATAATTTATCCTTCCTGCACGTTTTGCACTTCTTTAATAGTTTCATTATAACAAATTTGGGTTGTTTTGGATACCTTGTTCATCTCGAGGGAGTAATACGACAGTACCTATGGTTAGTACGCTTGCGGCTACTCCTATGGCGTTTTTTACGGCATTTAAGACAATATCGGCTGGATCAATAACTCCACTTTCTAATAAGTCATCAAAAGCTCCTTTTTGCGTATTAAATCCTCGACCATTTTCAAAATCAGCTCCGTTGATATAAATGGTTCCTTTAGGATTATTCCCAACTTCCACTGGTTCATAGCCAGCATTCCTAACTATATTTTTAAGAGGTGCTTTTAATGCCGTTTTCAATATTTTC